GGAGACCTTACCAATCGGTACTCGGTGAGCCATAAGAATTTCATTCAAGTTAGCCTTGCGGTAGTTATTGAATGATGCGTCCTGGGAGCCTTGTTCAATCTGCTCAATCTTGAACTCTACCTTATTGATACCGTCGTCTGCCGGTAGAGGAATAAATAGTGACCTGTGGTTCTGACCCTTAAGACCAGTCTCAAAGAATGTCAATAGGTCTGCCTGTGCAGTTGAACCTAGGTTTGCACCTTTTAGTGTGATAAGGTGCCTAGGTACGGCCTTATTCTCAAAGTAGTCCAGGTTGAATCTAGAAGCAAATTCATTACCGGCCACTGCCTGCTGTGCGGCTACAATATCAGGAATTCCGTAGTACTGACTAGTTGGTGAGTACCTCTTTAGATGCAGAACTTCGTTTGGAGAGTTATCGCTAGAAATAGGATTTTGGGCGTCGTCTCCAAAGTTACGGAAGAACTGGGCCTTGTTGGCAGAAATCTGAACAAAGCCGTCTCTGTTGCGGCGCACTCTAATTGTCTGTGCTGAGATATGACCAAGGTATCCAATGGTACCGTCGCGCTTGCGCCCGACCTCAAGATATCCATTACCAGTTACTTCGTAATCACGCCAAACTTTTTCTAGAATTTCTGTGAAGTTGTCTTCTTCGTTTAAGTTTTCAATAAAGTTGTTAAGGTCTTCTCGGGCTTCGTCAAACTTGCGTCGAACACGCTTAATTTTATTTTCATCACCCTCTAGTTGCTCCATCGCCCTCTTTGTCTTGGTCGTTTCAATTAACTTAAATCCAAGACCAACAATGTTTGCGACTTTAGCGTTGACGGCAGCATAATGTGGAGATGAAAGTTCATAAATTTTTGCTAGGCCCTCTAGGCTGTGTGGTGGGGTTACAACGCCAAATGCGTCGTATCCAGATACTTCGGTTAAGTCTTCAATCTGCTTTGATTCGGTTTTGCCGTCGGCAGAGCGGTTATACTTTTTAAGTTCATTGGTCACCTTGCGCTTGAAGTTTGGAGTGGTTCCAGACAATGACTTAACAAAGTCACCTGATTTAGAAAAAGCATCAGCAGAAGGTGCCTTAACCTCCTGCTTAGTTAGTGTAAATATATGGTCTATGATTGGAACGTCACCGTCATCCCCTGCAAAACTAACGACTCTATCACCCATTTTGAATCTTCAACGCCCTTTCCTCATCACGGATAGCCGCAATGTCAAGCGGGTCCGGAACTAGTCCCTGTGCCGCCCTGTCCATCTGATACTGTAGTTGCTCATCGTCAATCGGACGCTTACCCTGCCAATACACCGCTTTACCGTCTCCAAAACCGAAAGACATGGCAGCAGCCTTTAAAGCCTTCTCTCCCATTGCGTACCGTCCTGCGTCGTCGTCATTTAGGAATACATGCATAAAGTTACCGTCGTCATCGCCAGCAAATTCACCATCAGCACACTGCCAAACGAGCATACCCCATGGAACTTCTTTGACTACTTGTCTGTTTTTCGTTTTTAAACTCATAGCCTCATGGTACCATAACTAAATTGTTATTGCAAAAATTGATACTTTTACATGCAACTTTAAGTAGTTAGGAGTTAACAACAGCCCAGTCGTAAGCATAAACATCTACTGGTGTGGCTAATTCTGTCACCATTATTGTACTTGACTCTGTTGCTACAATTTTTTCTACACCCGTGTATTGACTATATACACTAAGTACCTGTGCAGCAGTCAGTGTGGTCGGATACAGAGCAACCTTTCCAATTGTAACTTTTGATGTAACTGAATCAAGGTGTCCAAGATTTAATTTCATTGATTCAATGAAGTCATTGGTCGTTGTCATGTGAGTTACATACCAAACGTCTTTCAGAAGTGATGCTGTATAAGAGAGAGCGACGGGCAGACCATTAATATATGCGGTTGTATTTGCGAAGCCGCTTTTTCTCATAATGATAGCACCGGCGTTGGCTGGTCTGCCGTCAAAGAGTACCCAGTCATTTGTGGTATCTTCTAACTTGAACCAAATCTCTACCGTTCTCGGCTTGAACGCAGAGCCAGATGGGTCGGTGCCGAGAAGAACAGAGCCATTAGTAAGGCTCACTCCCCAGTCTTGGTGTAGTTTTTTAGGTTCGTACTCTTCTCTATTTACCGCTGGATTCGTATAAGTTACAGTTCGGGCATCTAAACTAGTGATTGCATTTGTCAGATAGCCCTTGATAACCAAATTATTAAGATACCCAGAAGTCTTGGAGCCCTCAAATGTGGCCCTTACGTAAAAGTTAATTCTGGTCGGAGTATATCCTGTTGGAAAAATAGATAAATTAGTATTTTTAGCGACGACCGACCATGTGACACCATCGCGTGATGCTTACGTTCTCGCCGTCCCAATCCATGTTGATAGCCTGAATTGATTGTAGTACCTCGCCCAAGGCAATGTTTACGCTAGTGGTCCAGGTGCCATTAATTGTAACTCCATTGTATAGGTCTGGATTCAGTTGGTCGTTGTCAATAGACACAGAGTCCCTGACGCCTCTTTCCCAGTCATCCGCGCTCGTCCATGCGCGGGTAAGGAATGAAGGCCTGGCCTGGGAAGAAAAGTAGATGCTATTGCCACCATACATCTTAACAGGGTCACCCTCAACACTTCTGTTATTGTATTCGTAGATAGCCTTGATAGCAAAGCCACCGAGGTCCTTAGAGTAGACTGCTACGTTATTAACGGCAATCAACCCTGTACCGGCTGTTTTGCCTGAATACAGGTTTGTGTTAGATGCGCTATAAACAGCCAACTGTTGCGCTGCGGTAATATCTATTTCGCCCACCAACTCGCCATTAACGTACAAAGAATTCTTTGTTTTTGTGTGAACACCCACCACATCTACGCGCTGAGTATAAACAAGGTCATAAGACACCTTGGCCTCTCCTTGTCCGACGTAACTGGTAGAAAAAGAAATAACAGTACCGTTGACACTAAGACCATCGTACTGGTTAAGGTTAGATAGTATTTGGATGTCAGAAGTAGATGGAGTAATATAGACTGAAGCACATAGGGTGAACGGTTCACTCTCCCTACCGGCTACGTAAGCGGGTGAAGCGAAGGTAGCCTGCTTTGTGTTATCAAATACCTGAGAAAATACGGTATCAGAAGACAAAGAAATAGCATGTGTCTCTGTACCAGAGACGACACCGCTTCTACCGTATCCAGAATAATCCTGGAAGGGAGTGGTATCGTCTAGTTTCCATACCGCGTCTGGTTTATGCCTAAGATGCTCCATAAAAACCATTATACTACGACAAAACCCCTACTGCAACTATCGGGTAAAGGTACGTATCCTGTGGCAGTTAGCACAAACTAAATCACACTTGGCAATTTCTGCCTTAACATTTTCTAAAGTCTTGTTGTAAGTCCTGTATTTAGAAATGATGAACGCCTTATCACCTCTATGGTCGAAGTCCATCACATAGTGTGGATACGACGCTCCGCAATCCTGACATGGATGAGCCTTAGACTCTAGGATATACTTCTTGGTGGCTGAATGTTTATTATCTCGCCATTCGTATATTTTTTCGTTCACACATGGCTTGCACTTGTTTCCGGCCTTGGGAAACTCATTTTTAGTAGATGAGCATTTGCTACAAATTTTCATACCTAATAATACAATGGCAAAGCCCCCGACGCAACTTGAGGTCGGGGGCCTGCACTGTAACTTAAACCATCCTAAAGCGGGAGTTAGCGAAATTCGCACGAAGGAGCCTTCGAACGCTATCGCAACCGGCGGGCGACATAAGTCCAACCGCGACCCGGTCTAGCATTAACTTAAGTATACCACACTTTTTTATTCAAAAGCAAATCACACTAGTACCTTAAAGCCCAAACTTTCTAGAGTAGTTTTTCCTGGAAGACCATCTGCCTGCTTACCCTTGTAACCTTCGTCACGCTGGTACTCGGCATATGAATCCTGGAAAGCCTGCGTCCAGTTCTTTGTTAGTTTCCCATCAAAGAAACCCTTCTTGCGAAGGCGGTACTTAACTCTACGAATATCTAGGTTCTTCTTACCTGGCTTAAGGTTAGTAACATTAACGGTTACAACCGATGGTCCCTGAGCAAGAGCCTTTTTGACTTCACCCCTGAACTGGTCCATGTTGACACCAGCCGGGTCAATCTTACGACTTGTCCATTCCTTGTGTCCGAATACTCGGCTAACGTCTGAAATGTCCATGTGGTCAAGTAGTGCTGCACACAAACGGTAATAAGCGTTTAACTGCTCCTTGGACCAGCGCTCGCCAACTCCGTTATTCTCAGCCTCAATGCCATAAGCATATGAATTACCCTGGTTCTCAGGAATACCTGCTATTGGACCACCATAACCTGCGTGGTTAGCATAGCCTAGAGCAATCACCTTCACGGTACCGTCGCGTCCCAGTAGGAACTGGCACAGCGGGCCTGGTAGGTCGCTTCTGCCGGTCGTAACTATTGACTCGGACGCGAAGTTGCCGCTTAAAGAACCGGACGCTGTGTGGTGGCAAAGAACTGCTCGTGGCTTGAAAGAATAAGGGCGTCCACGGTCCTTGTAACCTGGCTTCAACTGAACCTTAAGGCCCCACTCGCGTAGTTGCGTAACAATATCAGTCATCTTCCTCATCCTCTCCTTCCTCTTCTTCAACAACAAAATCGTCTGGTAATTCAAACAGTGTAGCGTCAAATGGGACTGTTTCTACAGCCTTATTATCGTAATGCTCTTCTCCGCCGCCGCCGTGTTCATCGTCGTCGTGGAGTTCTGGGTCTACCTTGATATCAAGGTCAAACTCGTTTTCTTCTGTCATTTAAATCACCTCTATCGTATAATTGTACATGAAAAAACTCCCCAACGCATAATTGCGTTGGGGAGTTCGTTCGTTATTATGAAATTGCTTCAGCCAGCAACCCCGGTCTGGCGTCTTCCGACACCTTACCAACAGAGATTACCTCACACTCGCCAGCAACGCAAGCAAGTGTCTGAGAAGAGGTCGTCGTATCAAACTTCTCATAATCGCTTAAGAAATCCCAGTTGATACTGTTTGGCATTTTTTCAACTGCCAAGTCATATTCGGCTTTTGTCATTGCCTGGTTAGGTGCTTGACGGTAGGTGCCGTTGTCTGCCGGTAGGAAGGAAATTCCTCCAACAAACTCCCAGTTGCCATATACCCAGTTGGCAACCTCAATCCATTCGTGAGGCTCAACTGAAATAGTAACGCTAGGGTTGTGTTCTGTCCAGCAGGTCTTGTAGACCTTCCAGATTTCTAGGTGCTCTAGTGCAGTAAGTTCTGCTCTAGTTACCGCTCCATCTGGTGCCTTCTGTGGGAAGTAAAGTACGGTTGTCGTGTCTGGTGACATTACATCCGCTTCACTAGGAACGCCGATATCCACAAGGAATTGTGTCATCGGGTCCTTATTGTCTCCGCGCACAGCACGCAGATTAAATCTTGCCCACCAAGGATGCATTCCGCTTGAGGTTCCAGTTTTCTGGGACACTGTTCCGGAGGGCTTGACTGTCGTAATCGCTGCGGATGGGTTAATTCCCATTCGCTTCGCATAGACGGCGTTGGTGGCAATGGCGGTCTCACGTAAGGAGACCAAGACAGCACTAAGTACGTCAAGCCCTTCACGCCCTGATAGTAGGCGGTTGCCAAACTGACCAGTAAGACTAACTCCAAGAAGCCTTTCTTCTTCACAATTATCTCTCCAAATCTTTCTAAGATACTTGAAGTTTGTTAGTGAAGACTGAACGGTACCAAGAATGGAGGCAATCTCTACCTTACGCTTCAAGGTTTCCTCGGTGTCGTGTTCCTTGATGATTACCTCAGTAAGGTTACACAGTTCCTTGGAGCGGAGAAGAATCTCTCCACAAGGGTTAAGCCCCTGAATCTTACTCATGTCACGGCGTGGGGCGTATGTAGAATTTCTAAACGATTCCATATTAACAATACCACGCTCGCCGGAATGAGACTCTACAAGAGAACCCCATTCTCCAAGAAACTCTCCAACGGAAGGCTTCTTGTAGTAAACTGCTGAGTTGTTAGCAAGGCGACGGTAACCCGTGCGCTCCCACCAAGCCCCAGACTTTGCCTTGGACATTTCGTAGTCGTGTAGGTCAGATAGTGAAATAAGAGCAGAACGCCTTACTCCACCAACAACTACAACGTCTCCGACCTTACACATAAGGTCGTGACATTCAATAGGTGTTAACTTCCTAGCGGCTGCGTTCTTGAAAATCTTGATTGTAAAGTCAAACAGGTCAACTAATGGCTGTGGGCCAGAGGCTCGGCCTCCGAATGTCTTTAGTCTAGCACCTGCTGGGCGAACCTTCTCTACGTTAATAACAGGAATTTGACCTGCATAAAGCATGGCAATAAGTTCGCGGTATGCTCGTGCCCAACCAGCCTTGGAGTCTTCGACTACAATCATCGAGTCGGTGTATTCAAAGTGCTCGTTAACGGTAGGGAGCAGAGCAACGTGCTGCGACTCTACCGAGAAACCAAGACCTACGCCGTTCATGAGAATATAGAGAGCCTCATCGAAGGCCCTAGTGTCGTCTACTGCGATAAATGAACAATTAAACTGTGCTAGATTTTCTCTCTCCAAAGCCTTACCCGCAGTCATTAGACCACGCATGGAAGGCATAACCTCGTCGTGCAGAATGGCAAGACGAATTTCTTCCCATTCCTTGCTGCTAATCTTGCTACCTGCTGGTGTCCGACGCATGAAACTGACGTACCTATCGACGGTCTCAGTCCATGTTTCTCGTCTACCCTCTTCCTCAATCCAGCGTGAATATCTGGACTTGGCGATGAATGAGCGGTAAGGGTCTACCAAGTCGCCGTGTTCTGTCAAAATTGACAATGTAACTCTCCTCCTGAAAAATGTGGTTCTACAATCGTACCATGTCTGAGTTCCCAATGCCA